CCTTGACTGCTGAATGACAAATTTTGAGCTAAATCAGTCCAAGTAGTGCCACTGCCAGAATAACTTTTTCTGTTAGCTGCATCTAATAACAGTGTTAATCCTGATGTAACAATTGCCGGTGAATATCTTGTAGCCATAACAATATATATTAATTACCACAATTTGCACATGGTAATTGTTGTTCACTTATTAAGTATAATTCTCTATCACCTTCTGATACTTCTACTCTACATTCACCCAAACCAGGTGAATACATACTAAAAATATAATCAATTGCAACTTGAGTAACCAAATTATTTTGTGGAAATGGATAATTTCTATGCATAGTATCCACCCAAAAACCATCTCTATTTCTTGTCATTATTAACTCTTTATACATAAACTTATTTAGCCCAAACTATTAATTTATTAGCTCTATCAGTTGGACATGCACAACAGTGATTATATGCAGGAGCACCTTCACAACCAGCAAACCAACTTCTTACACAACTTTGTTCATAATAATTACTCCAACCACCTACATAACTACTACATCCTCCAGATGAACTTGTTATCCATGTAGAAGGATAATTAGCTTCATTGCCATCTCTTCTTTTAAAATAACCATTGCTAGTAGTATAACTATCACTTGACCACAGTGAAGGATCTAAAAACAAATTATACATTGTATCTGAATTATTCAAAGATCCAGATGCCCATACACTACCATTTGCTTCTGATATATGCCACCATTGAGTTCTTGTTTCTTTGGTACCTGAATTTAAAAATCTTCTAATGTCCGCATCTGAAAATTTATTCATTGCAGTATCATTTTCAGTGGGTATTGATCCGGCAGTTGCAGAAACTGCCGTATTTACATAAGGACTTGTGCCTCTAAATACAGTAAATACACAAAACCATGCAGAATTAGCATCATTTTTTATATCAGCCCACACCCTTGTAACTTCAGTGTTATACCCCCCCAATCTAACGCCAACATATCCGTTTTGATTAAACCCATTTGAAGTGGCTTTAACCCTTTGTTTTAAATCATCTCCACTAATTGCTGATGGTCCTGCTGCTGCTCCCATAATATAATAAATATTATTATAATTTAGTTATTTTAACTTTTAATTCATTTTTGCCTTTTATAACTCTGTGCCAAACTTCTTTTGGTATAAAGATTTTGCCGGCCATACGTTGTGGTAATTGATTATCCATTTGCAATTCCCAATCAGTTTCACCTATAATTTCAACAATTCTATTTTCTCTGTCTCTGTGCCATTCCAAATCATCTGTATCAACAGATTCTTCAAACTCTCTTAAATACAAATTATCTTGTAAATGAGTTTCTTTGAATGGAAACATATTATTTTTGTTGTTTTTTAACCGCAGCTTGTTGTTTTGCAATATCTAATTTGCTTGGTAATTCAAATGATTTTTGTTTGATTACATCCGCAGGTTCTTTTGGCATTGGAACACTAGTTCTTGGGTCATCTGTCGTAAACAAATCAAATTTAATCTTACCAGGCATTCTTGTAGCTACTATTTGTTCATTATAAATAGTATCCAATTTTACTTGATTTCTGCTCTTAGCGATACGAGGTAACAACAAGAAATAAGATATCCACTTCAATACTTGATCTGCCATATCAGATCCCAAATATCTAAATTCAATTGTTTTATGTTCACTAAATGCAGCAATATTTGTACCGTGATTGCGATCAAAATGAGCTAATACTTCTTTCATTTGTGCGTTTGTAAGAGTAAAAGATTTTGGTACATTTTCAGATTGTCTACGCATGTATTCATGAATTCTATTATAAATTGCGTTACTCAAACTTCTTCTCAATTTGGCAAAACTGTTAAAATCTCTGTCCATGGCTACTGCAGATTTAATAGCTTTTTCATCAACCAATGTACTCATTGCCAATACATCAAACATATCAAAATCACTTGGAACTCCTATATGAACATGCATTCCAGTTTTTCCATGTGTTGCTTGATCACTTACCCAATTTCCTACTTTGGAAATAATATTAAAATCATTACCTGTTTGTCTCATATGTCTACTTCTTATTTCAACATTTGGTCCATCTTCACCAACTGCCCATGTGTCTTTATCTGGTTTATCATCTTTTCTTACATCTTCACCCAGACTATCTAATAAATTATACGCAGATTCAATACCACCTTCCATATCAGTGACATTCATTTCACTATCTGAAACAAAATCAGTCCAATCTCCACTTCTTGCTAAAAGTCTTAAATATTCATCAACATAATCACCTTGATTTCTTCTTTCCCAACGAGTATATTCACTGTCCACTTCATTTCTTACTTCATCATATTTTTCATATGCTTCATTGTATTCCTCTTCAGTAGCATAATCACTTTCAACTGGTTCAGATACACTACTATCAAATGTATCTACACTCATTGGACCATATTCTTCATCATATCTATCAATATTGTCAATGGTTCCATAACGACTCCATCTTTTTGCTGCTTCATTTCTTTGTTCGTCAACCCATGAATTATAAGCATCAGTTAATCCATTATCATAACTGTATGATGAACCCATCAAATCTGATAATTTTTCTATGATTTGATCAGTTGATAAATTCTGTTCTTCTACAACAGGTTCAAATTCAAATTCTACACCAAATGTATAATCACCCAATTCATCATATTTGGCTTTTAGTCCATATTCAATATCAGTTGCTTTATCAAATGGTACCGCTTCAAGTAATACTTCTTTTATTAATTCTTTTAATTCTGTAAGTTTCATATTTTACCAATATTTTCCTTTACTCTTAGTACCTAGTGATTTGATTCTATGACTTCTGCAACTCCAATATCCAGCTGTAGTACGATCTTTCTTTTGACTGCATCTGTGTCTAGCTCTGAAACTTTTTCTACGTGCTGCACTACCAGCTCTGATTCTCATGTTTGGATCACCAAAGGTAACTTTCTTTATTTTACCTGCCTTTGATTTAACGTATACAGCAAATTTCTTTGGTCCTCCTGGAGTTCTAAATGGTCTATTAAGATTTACAGTTCTACCTCTGTGTTTGACTTCATTAATGTACTCATCATCTTCTATTTCAATTGGTGCGTCTAAATATACTTCTATACCTTCATATATTGCTTTACTACCAAGATCACTTTCTATAATATCTACATCATTATCATTCAACTCAATTAAATCTTGATTATATAATTCACGTACTTCATTTACTAAATGAAAATATCCTTCACTATAAATTCTAAATACATTTTCTTCTAAAGTGAGATTTCTATCCAAATGATATTTCAATTGATCACTGATAGAGGCATCTTTGACCAACTTCATTGGTTCTCCCCTTTCAACCATTTCATCTAGAATGTCAGTTAATTTAATCATAAATATAAATAGAATTAAAAAACAAAAAACCCCGGCATTTCTGCCGGGGTGCGTTTAATTATTTACCTTATTGATTAGACTTGGTTCAAGTCACCAACATAGATTTTCCCATAAAATTCTGGGCGGACTACTTTCTTAGCGTAGCGGGTCATTACACCTCTACGTGGAGTGAAGTTGATTGGATCATATACCAATGGAGTTTGTACCAATGGAATATATGGAGCATAAACTGCACCGGTTTCTAGGAAGTTGTTACCACGGAAACCAAGCAAGATTGTGTTTTCTTGCATGTATGGATTCTTGTAAACTTGGAAACGGGAAGCAAAAGAACCAACACGGCTTACGCCCATTGCGAACTTAGCACTATCACCGTCAGTGTTTACAACGTATCCTGGGATGGATTCCAATACAGTGGCTACGTCTGGTCCTACAACCAAGAAGTTAGCACCACCACGTAGGGTCAATTGGTGAATCTTGTTAGATACCTTTTGGATCTTGTTACCAAGAGTTTGGTACCAAGTGCTCTTTACGTAAGCAGTACGATTGGTTGAATCGTTGTTTACGGTGAAGGTTGGTAGACCTGCACTGTCATTTGCACCCTTGACTAGTTCCTTACCAATTACGGCGGACCAAGCTTCAGTGGTCAATGCTGGAGCAGCACTGATCAACATGTCCATGATTTCAAGATCAATTTCCATTGATACATATTCACTCAATAGAGCAGTCAATTCTGCTTCTGCGTCAATGCTGTGGTAAGCATTCAAGTCTTGAGCCAATTCTGGGGTCCAGACTGCCTTCAACTTACGGGTCTTAGCAACAATTGGTTCACTCTTTAGTTCCAAGTTAACTTCTGGAATGTTGATATCAGTACCCTTGTCAATACCGTTATTAACAGCTTCACCCTTGAATGGATTGGTATCTTCAAAGTCACCACGGGTTTGATCAGTTGGTTGCTTTGTATAAGTTAGGACTGCGGCACCACTGGCGTTACCTGCAGCAGTTGAACCAGTTACAATGAATTGTACAATGTAGTAGTTAGCAGTAGTTAGAGAACCAGTGTTATATACCTTGGTCAATTCATTTAGTACGTTAACTGGATTGATACCAGAAGCACTGATGGTGAAGCTTCTTACAGCATTCAAGTCAGTGTTAATTGTGTTAGTACCAACTAGAACATTGATCTTTTGACCAACGAATGGCAATGTACTTGATGTAATTGAGCTATCAAAGTTTAGATCACTCAAGGTTGCGGAACCTGAGGTGGTGCTCAATGATTGGGTGAAATAGTTACTGGTGTATGAATAACGGCCAACACCATATAGACCGTTTTCTGGAGAATCAGTAGAACCTAGCTTGATGCCAGTACCACCGAACATTGATGAACCACTGAATGGGTTAGATCCTGGTAGACCGTTACGGTTGGTGCCGTACTTGAAGTCTAGATAGAAGATTAGACCAGATGGTAGGTTCATTGGTTGAACTGAAACGAATTCCTTAGCGGAGATTTCAGCGAATACACGGCGAACCAATGGAAGAGCTACGCCAGCCCATTGTTCACTGTTTTGGGAAGTACCTGTAGAGGTAGATTCATCAAGCAATTGCTTGGCTTGGTTTTCCAATAGGATAGACATATTGGCCTTTTCAATGCCTTCTAGACCTTCAAGAAGACCTGTCTTGTCCCATTTGTTTTGCAATCCACGAGTTTCAGTCATCAACTTAGCTTGTGGGTTCATATTGTTTGTCAATAGACTCTTAATATCACTCATATTTTCTTTCTGTATTTTAGTTTTTTGTTTACTTGCCTTGTTTTAATTTTTTACTTCTTAATTCCGGCAAGTCTTTGGAATCTTGAAGCCATCACGTTGCTGTTTTCAACAATCAATTCCTTCTTAGGAGCTGTTGATGCAACTGGTTTACTTGCCAAACCTTCGGTGATAGTTTGTGCAGCTGTATTTGGTTTCTTGACAGCTGATCCACCTGAACTAAGTGATTCGGACAAAATTTTATAACTCAACTTAACTTCACGGATGGAGCTGGTTAAGTCGAAAGTTTCTACTACCTTCATCTTTTGAGCTTGGTTCAATGAGAACTTATTGAACAACTTGTTGGTGTACAACAACTTAGCATTCAAAAGATTGATTTCATTCAATTGATCACGTAGGAATTGAACGGTATTTAAAGCTTCAGCCAATTGAACAGATTCTTCAGTTTGTTCTTTTACTTCTTCTTTATCTTCTTCTTCTTCTTCAGAATCATGTTTCTTAGCTTCATCTACTTCTTCAACTTCTTCACTCAAGGTGTCTAGAAGTTCTTGTAGATTGATTTCTTCATCAACTTCTTCTACTTCTTCAGCAGCTACTGGAGCTTCTGGAGCAGGAGCTGGTGCAACTGGTGCTTCTGGAGCAGGAGCTGGGGCTGGTACTTCAGCAGCAGGTTCAGCAGCTACTGGAGCTTCTGGAGCAGGTGCTGGATCAGCTGGTGCATCTCCCATTTCTCTTTCAAGTTCAGCAAGAATTTCATCAAGTTCTTCACTTGTTACTTCTTCATCTGATTCTTCAAACATTTGATTTGCGCCTGGATCTTGGTTGGTAGATTGTGTACCAAGTGGTGCTACACTTTTACCTGAACCAATATCAGAAGAATGAACTGCTTCATCTTCCATACCAATTTCACTCTTTAGTTTTTCAGCTAACATTGCTTCCAATGTTGGCTTGAATGATTCTTCTAATGCGGCTTTTGCATTTGCTAGAGCAGTAGCACGTACAGCCTTAGCGTCAGCAATAGCTTCCTTTAATAAATCTGACATAATATTTCCTTTGGGTTTCCTGAAGTTATTAGAGGGTAAACTTCAATAATAATTTTT